TTATCTGTAGTTAACGCTGCAAGAGTCTCTATGAATAAGCGGAGCTACTCCTTTGAGACAAAAGACAGGAAACTCATCTCCTTCTTGATACGAAATATGCATACAAGTCCTTTTAGACATCAGTATTTAACTTTCCATATTCGTGCCCCAATCTTTGTTCTCAGGCAGTGGATGAAACATCAGATAGGGTGTAGTTGGAATGAGAAGAGTTTAAGATACGTTAAACATGATGGAGATATGTGGTATCCAAATCTATGGAGACAGATTCCCGAAAAGTCTATAAAGCAGGGATCAGGAGGCCCATTAGATCATCAGGAAGAGGCTACGGCTCTTTACAAAGAAGCTCTAGACTTCTCGCAGAACACATATGAAAGACTTCTAGAGCTTGGAGTTTGTCGAGAGCAGGCTAGAGCAGTCCTCCCACTCTCTATGATAACTGAATGCTGGTGGACAGTCTCTTTGCAGGCTGCGTTACATTTCTTGTTTCTAAGAAAAGAAGCAACAGCACAAAATGAAATACAGATGTTCGCTACTGAAATAGAGAAGCATATAGAAGAAAAATTCCCTGTGTGTTTAGATGCGTGGAGACAATTTCATGAAGGTTAAGCATCTTGATCATAGGATTAGATCAGTGCTATCAATAGCGAATCTGAGTGAGTGTGTGAGAAGAAAGGTAGGATGTGTCTTCGTAGATCCTGAAACAAACACCATCTTATCTGAAGGGTACAATGGGTGGCTCAGGGGACAAGAAGGCTCTAGTTGTGCCAAGAAATGTGTGAGAGAAGAGATTATTTCAGGGACAAAATTAGAGCGAGGATGCGTCCACGCTGAAATGAATGCGATTGTAAATGCTTGTGCAAACGGTACTAATTTGAGCGGTTCTTATGTCTTTGTCACAACAGAACCCTGTTTGATTTGTAGTAAATTACTTATACAATTACGTGTAAGTAAAGTATTTTGTATTAGTGCGTACAAAACACAGGAAGGTGTGCAATTATTAGAAGAGTGTGGTATAGATGTAGAATATATACAATTATCTCCTCCGAATCCGAATCCGAAAATAGAACAATCTCCATTTGGGGTGAACCATGATAGAACGAATAAAAGAGTTTTTAAGGAAGGCCATAGCGTCTTCAAGTGAGCCAGTGGCTCAGCTTTCACATGAAGTATCACCTCAAACAGGCATCTCCAATGCATACCTCACAGAAAGTGCAGAAGGTGGAGGTGTTGAGGCAACGAGAGGTTTAAGTTATGGACAGCTCTACGCAATGAGTAAAGTCCCTTTGATTTCAGCCATCATTCAGACTCGTGTGAATCAGATGGCTGAGTTTACACAGGCTCAAATGGATCAAAAACATCTTGGATTCCAAATTCGTATGAAAGATCGGATGAAGGAGCCTACGGACGAAGAGTTGACCAAAATTAGAGAAATCACAGAATTCATGGAAACATGTGGAGATGATCGAATCGCATATGAAAATAGCTTTGAGTCTTTTATGCGGATGTTAGTGAGGGATTCTCTAACTTACGATCAAGCGTGTTTTGAGATCGTCAGGAACAGAAAGGGTGAAATTGCAGGATTCACGAACGTAGACTCATCTACAATCCGTAGAGCAAAGATGTCTGATTCAGAGATCAAGAACGGACGTAGAGATCCATTAAAGGCACACTACGTGCAGATTATGAATAATAAGCCTGTGGCTGAATTTGGGGTGAAAGATCTTTGTTTTGGGATTAGAAGACCAAGATCAGATCACAAGTACAGAGGGTATGGGTATCCAGAACTAGAAGATTGTGTAAAAGTAATAACGCAGATGTTAAACGCAGAACAATACAACGCATCCAATTTCCAGAATGGAATCAGCACAAGTGGAGTACTCGCAGTTAAAACTCGAATGAATCCACAATTATTTAGAGTCTTTAGGAGAGAGTTTTATTCGATGCTCTCAGGCACACATAACGCGAAGAAGACTCCGCTTATTCAGCTAGATCCAGACGCTGGAGAAGATATAAAGAATGTGAATCTATCAAATAATAATCGTGATATGGAATTCCAAGAATGGATGAATCACCAGATAAGAACACTGTGTGCGATCTTTCAGATTGATTCAACAGAGGTAGGGTTTCACTTAGCCGCAGTATCTAGAAAAGGGTACATGTTGTATCAACATAAACAATCTCCTGCGGAAAAAGTTCTGCTTTCTAAAGAAAAAGGGCTAAGACCTTTAATTCGTGCTGTGCAAACTTGGATCAATAAATACATCGTTTCAGAGATTGATGATCGGTTTGAGTTGGTCTTTACAGGGATGGAGGCGATCTCTCCTGCCGAACAACTGGATATTGACATAAAGAAGGCAAGAAACTTTATGACAATTAATGAAATTAGGGCCATGTATGATCTACAACCACTCGAACATGGAGATGTTGTTATAGATTCTCCAGAGCAACGATCTGAAGTAAAAGGAGAAATTGATCCACTAAAGAAGCCATATAGAAAAACTCAAGATGAACTAGACTATAAATATCAAGAAAGTGAAAGCGGAGAAGATGACGATTAAAAGAGTCAGAAAGATGAAAAAAAATCTCCAAGAAGAAACAAGGAGAGTAAAATTATCGTATGGAGATTTGTTTGGCCTTGGATATACGATGTTCAACAATTCCTCTAAGATGTGGTTCATCAAGAGG